TACGATAAGATTGGAAAAAGGTGAGGCCATGATTTGGCCAGCCGATTATTTTTGGGTGCATGAAGTGAAACCAATTATTTCTGGTGCAAGATATAGTTTGAATACTTTTTTGTGTAGTGTTCCTGCATATCATATTCTACCAAATGATAATGGTGTTTATAGAAATCAAAAACCCTACAAAATTTCTTAATTAATTATGGCAACCAAAAAACAAATACCTGATATTGATGAACAATGGCGCAGATGGCAAGTTGAAAATGAACCAGAGCGTTTTGAACACATTGATACAGAACAATTGAAGGCTGATTTGATTGCCGATTTAACAGTCAAATCACAGATGGATGTTCGTGAATACACTTTATATCAAAAATGGTGTGAAGTGCATGAAAAATATCCCACCAGGATCATGTCCACGTTGTTCGGTGATGAACGTCAAATGGTTGATATGGCTCAGGAAGATGTGATTTCCGAGATTAAAGATAACATTTGGATGCCAAAAGATCCGGATGATTATGCCAATTTGAAACCAAAGATGATTCTTTCTAATGGTCCTTTGGCAGATAAATGGAATACACTACGCACCTTTTCTTCCACAATGAAGAACAATTCAAACATTGGCCGCAATTTATATTACACCGTGGTCGATGAAGTAACCAAAAAGAATCTAGGTGTTATCTGTATCTCGTCAGATTTTTTGGATTTGACACCTAGAGATAAATATATCGGATGGCCTAAAGACATTAAGACCACCGGTAACATGATTAATCATACCGCAATTGGTTCTACAATTGTTCCATTGCAACCACTCGGTTTTAATTACATGGGTGGTAAATTACTGGCACTTTTGTGTCTTTCTGATACAGTTCAAAATGATTGGAGAAATCAATATGGAGATGTTCTTGTTGGCGTTACTACTACTTCTTTATATGGTAATACAAAGTCCAATGGGTTATCTCAGTATGATGGACTTGAACACTGGAACAAAATGGGATTTAGTTCAGGCTCAGTTGCTTTCGATCCTAATAGAGATATACTTAATCGCATCTATAATTGGGTAAAAGAAAATCATACACGCCATTACTTTGAATGGTGGGAAGCCAAGAAACCCAATGGCTTACCATACAAACGTGACCATAAAAACAGAACATTACATTTTGCATACAGCAAGATGAAGATACCAAAAAATTTGGTGAAATGTGCTCATCAACGTGGCATTTATTTTTCGCCACTTTACAATAATACATGCGAATTTTTACGCAAAGAGATTACGGCAGATCAACTGGTAAAGTCGTTCGATACCAGTGAAGAAACTTTGTCAAACATTTGGAAAACCAAATATGCCAAAGGCCGTATTTCCATGTTGAAGAAAAAGAACAATGTATCATATGAATCCCTATTCTATGATGATCTTATCTTCATGTCATGGGAAGAAACTAAAGCAAAATACCTACCACAAGTTGGTCGATAATTGCTTGACTTGTGTACTATATAATAGTATAATACACAAACTTGCATACGCAAGGTTACTTTATTAACTTATCATTAGGAGTTTGATATGAAAGCATCCGCTAAAACCCGCATCCTTAATTTCTTGAGCAAGAAACAAGGATATAACAGTTTGTCCGTAGCACAAGCCCGTGCTCGTTTCGGTATTCAAAACGTTGCCGCACGTATTGAAGAGCTACGTCAAGATGGACACTGCATCTACACAAACACCAAGCGCCGTGCTGACGGTAGCAAGGTTCGTGTTTATCGCCTAGGCACACCAACCAAAGCCATGGTTCGTGCTGCTTTGAAGGCTGGTTACAGCTTTACCGCCTAATCTTTAGGCCTTTAGGGAGTGCCAAGTAATTGGCTCTCCCTTTTTTTGTTTTGGAGAGAACATGGAAATTAAAATTTCAAAAGAAGAATTATCTCAAAAAAGTATTTTCGTGGCCACACCCATGTATGGCGGCATGAATCATGGTTTGTATGCAAAGGCCTGCTTAGACCTACAAGCTCTGTGTATGCAATATGGTGTGAAAATTAAATTTTCATTTCTTTTCAATGAATCTTTAATTACAAGAGCAAGAAATTATCTTGTTGATGAATTCGTAAATCGTTCTGATTGCACACATTTATTGTTTATTGATTCCGATATTCACTTTGATCCCAAAGATGTAATTGCACTTTTGGCTTTGGACAAAGATGTTATTGGTGGTCCATATCCAAAGAAAGCAATCAAATGGCGTTCAGTAAAGAAAGCAATCGAAAAGAATCCTGATATTGATATTGGTGTTTTGGAAAAATTAACTGGTGATTATGTGTTTAATCCAGTTAAGGGAACTGCAAAGTTTTCAGTTACAGAACCACTTGAAGTTTTGGAAATTGGTACAGGTTTCATGATGGTAAAACGTGAAGTTTTCCCAATGATGGAAGAAAAATATCCACAACTTCGTTATCGTCCTGATCATGTGGGTCAAGCACACTTTGATGGTTCACGTTACATTCATGCGTTCTTTGATACCATCATTGACACAGCCGATTCTGCAACAGGTGGTGGTACAGATCGTTATTTGTCGGAAGATTATATGTTCTGTCAGTTGTATCGTAAAGCCGGCGGCCAAATTTGGTTATGTCCTTGGATGAGAACGGATCACATTGGTACTTTCCATTTCAGGGGTGATATGCCTGCCGTGGCAAATTATGTTGGAGAAATGTAATGGCGATATATGAAGAATATGATTCAGGATCATTTAATTTTGATCATGATAAACATATTGATATTGTTAGAGACATGATCAAAGAATCACAAACGGCCACCACTGGTGGTCGTAAATTTGATGGCAATAAATTAGAATATGGTTTGTTGCCACCATTTGCACTAGAAGAAACTGTAAAGGTTCTTACGTTTGGTGCTCAAAAATATGAAAGAGATAATTGGAAAAGAGTACCTGATTCTAAACGCAGGTATTTTGACGCACTTCAACGGCACGTTTGGGCATGGAAACAAGGTGAACAAATTGATCCGGAATCCGGTCTACATCACCTAGCTCATGCGATGTGCTGCTTGATGTTTTTGTATGAACATGATATAATGTATTCTTTAAATAATGGAGATGTGAATGAAACTATCAAATGAAACTCTAACTGTATTGAAGAACTTTGCCGGCATTAATTCCGGTATTGAATTCAAACAAGGAAATAAAATTTCCACAATTTCATCTACAAAGACTGTGTTGGCCAAAGCCACATTGAAAGATGAATTTCCACAAGATTTCTGTATCTATGACTTGAATCAATTCTTGTCTGTACATTCTTTGAGTAAAGATACTGAACTTGATTTTTCTGGTAACGATGTTATCTTCAAATCTGGTCGTTCTAAGACCAAGTATAGAACCACACCTAAACATATGATTGTTTCTCCTCCAGATAAAGAGTTGAAACTTCCTACTGTTGATGCTTCTTTCAAATTATCACAAGAAGATTTGGCACAGGCATTGAAAAATGCAGCTGTTCTACAGTCACCAAACCTTGCATTTGAATCTGATGGTGATAAAGTTTATGTGACTGTGTTCAATGCAAAAGATGATTCTGCACACACCAACACCACAGAAATTGGTGATGCTGAAAATGGTAACACATTCAAGGCAGTTTTCTTGACCGAAAATTTCAAGATGGTTTCCGACACATATAATGTGGAAATCTCGTCTGCTGGTCTATCGTCATTCAAGAATGATGCGGGTGATATGCAATACTTTATTGCAATTGAAGCCAAAGATTCTAAGTTTGGCGGTTAATATGTTGTTGTACTTTACTGATGCAATCAATAATAAAAGTGTTGCTGTAAATCCAGACCATATCATTGCTGTGTTTGTTGGTCCTGAAGGCTCAGAATTGGATGGCAAAACAATCATTAATATTCCATCTGGCACATTGGCTGTTGTGGAAGATTTCTTGAGTGTTATTGGTCGTGTAAATGGAGAATTGAAATGACTAAAGTGAATACATTATTTGGATCTTTTGATGAAGATCAATTGAAAAAACTCAAAGGTTATATTGATGAGGTTGTGCTTCATATGAACCGCAACAAAGCAAACAATGAAGCCATTAAAGATATTATTGATGCAGCAAATGAAGAATTGAATCTGCCAAAGAAAATTGTTAAGCGCATGGCCAAAACACAATTCAAAAATTCATTTCAAACAGAGGTTGCCGAATCTAAAGAGTTTGAGGCTCTATTTGAATCCATGCAGGATGTCAAATGAGTGGCCTGGTAGGACGTAGGTCATTCGCCAAGTCACTAGGTCTTTTAGGCCTAGTGGCTGTTGGTGTTGAAGGATATAAACAAGCAAAAGAAGTTATTGTTTATAAACAAGACGAACTACCTACGAAAGAGTTGGAACAACAACTTGAAAAGAAACCTGTGTTGCAACTGACCGCAACATATGGTGAAGAAATGCCACCACAAACATATTACGGTACACAATATATCGTTACTGGTCTTAGTCCAAACTATAAACCAGGAACAGAAAATCATGTTAAAGTCAATATTGTACCGGGTCCTGATGGCAAACTTTACGTCAAAGAAAATGACACTTGGCGTAAAATCTGATATAATTATGTTTTTTATTATGGAGTTTTTGAATGATAGACCATATTCTGTGGGTGGAGAAGTATCGTCCCCAAACGATTGAAGAATGTATTCTCAATGATAATCTGAAAAAGACCTTTCAGGAGTTTGTTGGCCGCAAAGAGATTCCCAATCTATTGTTATGCGGTTCGGCTGGTGTTGGTAAGACAACTGTGGCTCGAGCCTTGTGTAATGAAATTGGTTGTGATTACATTATTATCAACGGATCTGACGAGAATGGTGTTGATGCCGTTCGTAACAAAATTAAAAACTATGCATCGTCAATGTCTCTAACTGGCGGCCGCAAGGTTGTTATTCTAGACGAAGCAGATTATTTGACCGTCAATGCACAGGCAATTCTTCGTAATGCAATTGAAGAATTCGCATCTAATTGTTCCTTTATCTTTACCTGTAACTTCAAAAACAGGATTATTGATCCTTTACATTCTCGTTGTACAGTTATTGACTTTAAGGCCAATGGTTCTAAAGCCAAGATGGCTTCACAATTCTTCCAACGTGTTTGTAAGATTTTGGAAACCGAAAGTATTACTTTTGACAAAGAAGTTGTTGCTGCGGTTATCACCAAATACTTCCCAGACAATCGCCGTGTGTTGAATGAGTTACAACGATATGCTGCTGGTGGAACTATTGACAAGGGCATCCTGGCGTCTGTGGCCAATGTGCAACTTACTGAGTTAATTAACTCACTCAAAGACAAAGATTTTGCAGGTACAAGAAAATGGGTTACACAAAACCTTGATAATGATCCTGCACGTATTTTTCGTAATCTGTATGACACATTGTATGAACAACTGAAACCTGGTTCTGTACCACAATTGGTTCTCATTCTGGCCAAGTATCAATACCAGGCTGCGTTTGTGGCTGACCACGAAATCAATTTGATGGCCTGTTTGACAGAGATTATGGTGGAGTGTGAATTCAAATGAGCCCGTTTGATTATGTTGACCTAGTTCTGCATAAGAAAAAACAAGACGGTGATTTGGATTTTGCAGACTACGCACCTTTTATTGTCAATCGTTCTTTGTCTTATCACCTGGATTGTATTCTATATGCACAGGAAATGAATCTTTATCCTTCAATCGATAAGGATATGCAATACCAGTATCTTCTAAATACTATCAGGCCGATGAAACGGAAATTCCAACCGTGGCAGAAAGCCCAAAGAGACAAGGATATTGAATGTGTGAAACTATATTTTGGTTACTCTGACCAAAAAGCCGTTGAGGCACTTCGTATACTTACTGATGAACAAATCGCTGAAATAAGAAGAAATACAGATAAAGGCGGAGTGAAATGATTGACATTAAGGATTTAGTAGAAGTTACATTAACGGAACAGGACGATTTTCTAAAAGTTAGAGAAACATTAACCAGAATTGGTGTAGCTTCCAAAAAAGATAAAACATTATACCAATCTTGTCACATTCTCCACAAGCGTGGACAGTATTATGTGGTACATTTTAAAGAGTTGTTTGCACTAGATGGCAAACCAACCGACATTACCGAAAATGATTTGGCTCGTAGGAATGCCATCGTTAATTTGTTGGAAGATTGGGGTCTGATTAAGATTGTGGAC